AGACTTTACAGAAAGAAATCCATTTGGAGAGGTGTAATGAAAACATTCAAACAATTTTTAGAGAATCTAAGTAAAACACCAAAGATGTATGGTAAGCAATCTGGTAGGTTTGATGATTTCGTAAGGGATCAGACACAAAAATCAAAAGAGAATATGCTTTTCAAAAAAATGACGGGTTTCAAAATAGATCTTGCAAGAAAAGCATCTAGAGGGAGCAATGCATAATGATTGGTAATTATTTCTACAACGAAACAATCAGAAAAACTGTAATTGCTTTCGGCACGTTGTTCAACAATATAAAAATTAAGAAGTTTGGCACAGATGGTAAAACTATAAGTCAAGTTAAAGTTCCCATTGCTTACGGTCCTATGCAGAGATTTCTTGCAAGGATAGAACAACAAGCAAACTTTGATGACAATATTGCCATATCATTACCAAGATTATCATTTGAATTACAATCATATACTTACGATCCCACTAGAAAAGCATCACCCATTACAAAATTTACATTAAAGAGTCCTACAGATAAAGTAAAAACTAAAAAAATGTTTTTACCTGTGCCATATGATATAGGTTTTAGACTCAGTTTTGCTACAAAATTACAAGATGATGCACTACAAATCATAGAGCAAATACTACCTTTCTTCCAACCATCATACAATGTTACAGTCAACATGTTAGAAGGTGTAGAGGAGTCAAGAGATATTCCATTTACTTTAAGAAACATATCATTTACAGATGAGTATGAAGGCGACTTTTCTACAAGGAGATTCATACAATACGATCTTGATTTTGTATCAAAAACATACTTCTATCAAGAAGTTCCAACAGACGAAGGTGGAATTATCAAGAAGGTTCAAGTCGATTACTCTACTGCAATCAGGGCACCAAGAGCACAGAGATATACTGTTGTGCCACAAGCAACAAGAGATTACAATAATGATAACGATGGATTCTTCCTTACTGAAGAGTTAAACACTAAGAAGACCCTTATCAAGGTCAACAACAATGCTGCCTTCTCTACTAATACATACATACAAATCAATGAAGAGGTGATGCGTATCAAGGAGATCGATGGCACTAATATGATTGTTGCAAGAGGTCAATATGGTAGCACCATTGCAGAGCATCATGTCAATGACAATATCAATCAAGTTAATTCTGTTGACAGAGATCTTATTGAGGTAGGAGACGAGTTTGGGTTTACAGAATCAAGATCATTCTTTGGTGAGGATGGACAAGAGTATAGTTCATCACTAGGACAAGATGTGGGGTAATCTCTGGGAATCATTTATAAACAATGATTTTAGAGATGTCGAACTAGATGACATCACAAAATATCACGTCGTAAAATTTATACAAACAGTACCAATATATCATTCGATATATCTTAGAGGATCTTTTTTAGAAAGAAATATCACAGGGCATTGGACAGGGTCAATGTGCACTAGCGAACACTCAGATATAGATTTTGTAATCATAGTCCCCACAAAAGAGGATGTAAAAATGTCCATGTATGGCAAGGGATTTAAATATAAGATAAATCGTATGCCATGTGATGTAAAGGTTATTGATTATAAAAGGTTTAGTAAGTATCCTAATGATTTGTTTCTTGAGGTTTTTCCCCTTAAACTTGTAGAGGGTGAGGAAGATTTATCTTTAAGAAAAATAGATCTTACAAAAATAGAACATGATTATCATGACAAGTATAAGACTCTGAGAAACCAATTAGACAATCCACAATGTCGTGGACGTGTTAGAGATGCCTACACTGCTAAGAAATATATAAAGAGATTATTGCGAAACTGCTTTGATACTGTAGGTCCTCAACTAGGTATGCACACAAGATCTCTAGACTATTGTCAGTATTTTTTTAGTGAAGTTTACCCAGAACATGAGACTCTTACTACAAAATTATTAGACGTGTTTCTAAATACTAACAGATACGGTTGGGATGACATCCAAAAACTTGTATCTGAGTCCGAGGTTCTAATCGATTTTATAGAAAATTATGGCAGATCAATTTGACTCTATCGACAAGGCACTCGACGTAAAAGGTGAGATTGTCAAAGAGAAAAGAAAAATTGCAAAAGCAATAAAAGAAGCTGACGACGATCCCAAAGCAGATTATGAGTATAGTCGTGCACAACTCTACAATTTAGTAGAGAAGGGTCAACAAGCAGTAAATGGCATACTTGATGTGTGTGATGATTCTCAGCACCCACGTGCTTATGAGGTAGCAGGTCAACTCATAAAACATGTAGCAGACACAACTGATAAATTAATTGATTTGCAAAAGAAAATGAAAGACCTAGAAGAAGACGCAGGTCCTAAGAATGTAACAAATAACTCATTGTTTGTAGGCAGCACATCTGACTTACAAAAGATGCTCAAACAAATGAGCAAGTCTAAATAAAGCATGGAACAACAAAACGAAGCAGTATTAGGTGCTATAGCAAAAGGAGCTGTTGCCGTGGGAAAAACAACTGCAAAAGCGATTGCTAAACTTGCCAAGGCAGGTGCAAAAGCGAGTGCTAAAGCTGCTAAAACAGCAAAAAAAGGTGCTAAGGCAAACACAGGGATCCAAAGAAGGGTGTCAAGAAAAGTAAAAGAAACCCTTAAGGATAGGATGGCAGGGGGTCATGACAAAAACAAAGACTCCATAAAAAACAAAAGAGGTCTTCCTAGTAATGACATGTCAAACAGTGGCAAGAAACCTGTAGATCCTAATAAAAATAAAACCAAGGATGCTGCTAAAAAAACTGACTCGGACGATGGTGAGAAGAAAAATATCCTACAAAAAGTAGGAGATAAAATAGAGAAAGCAAAAGATCCTGTTGGCAGAGCAACAAAAAAGGTGGGTAAGGCAGTAAAAAAAGTTGTGTCTGACACCACTGGAGGTTACGGTGAAACCAGTTTTACTGCTAAAGAATCTTACACATTCAGAAATTGGAGAGAACGAACTAGATGAGTGCTAAGAGTGACATCTACCTTGGTAATCCTAACCTAAAAAAAGCAAATACTCAAACAGAGTTTACTGAGGAACATATTATGGAGTTCCTCAAATGTAAAGACGACCCAGTATACTTCACAGAGAAGCATATAAAAATAGTGAACGTGGATGAGGGTCTCGTCAACTTTAAAATGTATAAGTTTCAACAGAAACTACTAAAGAATTTTCATAAACATAGATTTAATATTTGTAAAATGCCACGACAGACTGGAAAGTCTACAACAGTGGTTTCTTATTTACTACATTACGCAATTTTTAACGACAATGTTAACATCGGAATCCTCGCTAATAAAGCAGCGACTGCTAGAGATCTCCTCGGACGACTACAACTGGCGTACGAAAACTTGCCGAAGTGGATGCAGCAAGGGATCATCGCATGGAACAAAGGATCCATGGAACTCGAAAATGGATCAAAAATAATAGCAGCATCAACATCTGCGTCAGCAGTTCGAGGTATGTCATTCAACATCATCTTCCTTGATGAGTTTGCATTTGTGCAGAACCATCTTGCAGATGATTTCTTTGCATCTGTGTATCCTACTATATCCTCTGGTAAATCTACGAAGGTTATAATAGTATCTACACCTCATGGTATGAACCACTTCTATAGAATGTGGCACGATGCTGAACGTGGACAGAATGAGTACACACCAACGGAGGTGCATTGGTCTGAGGTGCCAGGCAGAGACTCTAAGTGGAAAGAACAGACGATAAAAAACACGAGTAAGCAACAGTTTGCCATCGAGTTTGAGTGTGAGTTTCTAGGATCTGTAGATACACTGATAGCAGCATCAAAACTCAAGTCACTGGTGTATGAACAACCTATAGAACAGAACGGCAAACTCTCTGTATATGAGAGACCATTTGAGAAACGTGATTACATAGTTACTGTTGATGTGGCACGTGGAATATCAAAAGATTACAGTGCATTCATAGTAGCTGACATCACAGAATTTCCATACAAGGTAGTTGCCACATATAGAGACAACGAAGTCAAACCTATGTTGTTCCCATCTATCATACATGAGGTTGCAACAGCATATAACAATGCTTATGTGTTATGTGAGGTCAATGACATAGGAGATCAAGTAGCATCTATTCTATTCTATGACCTAGAGTATGAGAACCTACTCATGGTTGCCATGCGTGGTAGAGCAGGTCAGATAGTCGGGTCAGGATTCTCTGGTGTCAAGACACAACTTGGTGTAAAGATGAGCACCACCA